ATCAAATTACTTTTACCAATCTGCGGTGGTCCATAGATTACAAACGCAATGGGGGGAGTCCTTCTAGGCGCGTCCAGTTGATCTTGCAACTCAAGCGTAATATTTTCAAGGGTACAAATACCCTCTTCAACAGAACGCTTTCGTTGATCAAACCTACCAAGAGTATGTTTTAGCGTTCGACCCGAATCGAGACATGCATTAGCCTCCCTAGTCAAAACTTCAAGACTAACTTTGCCGTCAACGGGCATCCCACTATACGTCTTATCGGAATAGTGCTTAATACGGCGCATCTCAGCAAGAAACGCACTAACAGGATCCTCCTCAAGAAAAATCTCTGGAATGGTTTTAGAACCATCCCACCAGGATTCAAAAGCACCTATAATACTAGGTAAAGATTCAATAATAGAACAAAAAACATCTATCAAAGGCATACTCTGAACTTTACCAAAATATCTCTTCCAAACAGACATATCAACCAAAGGACATATCCGTGAAGCAACAACAGAAGTAACGATACAATGCATAGCCGTTGCTATAGGCGTAGATACTATTTGCATAACAAAATCATGTACAGTTTTAATAGTATCAGATAAACCTTCAGTCACAAACATACGATTCATCATACTAATCAAGTCATGCATGATAGATTTTAATCCCCGAACACTTGCATATTCCATAACAAACTGAGAAACTACCAAACCAATGTTATAAGGGGTCTGGCAAAAAACAATTTGAGCTGTTCGCATAACCAAAGATAAGACACTCTTAACTATCTCTATATACTTTGGATTAATACAATTAGCCAAGTGTTGCAAAGGATCAAAAAACCATTCATCAATGAAGGCAGCAAAGTCAAAAGACTTTACATCCAACATAGGTGATTTGATGCGATCCCACAAGGTCTTAGGAATAATCTCTTCTCCACTTTCAAGAAGATCTTCATCCCATTTAAATTCAGGATCGGCAACAATACCATATTTCTGCAATCTTTCTTCAATTTCTGAAGAAGTATATTGATCACCTTGAAACATGGGCAGAGGGTCGTCAGAATACACTGACATAACTGGATCACCAAAAGTATCATACTTTTCATCACCAATTAAACCCTCAGTTCTAAAGTGTAAATCGTGCAAATCATCACCTGCCTCCCATCGTCCACTTTCGGGACATGTTATAACGGGGAATTCAAATCCCATGAATGGATGTTTGGCAAAACAAAAACATAAATCATGGTCTCCAAGCGGGCAATCATCACGAATACACAAAGAAATATCTGATAAACAAAAATCGCACCAGTCAATACGTGGAACGCAATAGGCCAAACGAAGTGTTTCTTCAACAACATCGCACACCTTACATTCGGTTAACATTACACCAATATGAGCCTCCTCTTTCGAGGCCTTCCATTTGGCTTCAGCGCGTTCATTTTGTCTAGCGATAAATTTCTCATAACCTTCAACCTTCTTTTCAATCTTCTTTCCAGAGGAATTAATCCAGTGAAATTTAGATCTACCAGAAGCTACTGCCTTAAAAAAAGCATTATTATTCAAAATCTCTCGCTCAGATAGGGGACGCTTCTCTTCAATAGTGAATTCATCAATATGAGAAGTATCCTGTGACTCAATATCACTGATGGCAATAATCGACTCATCAATAATATCTTGTAAAACTAATTCATCTCTACCCTCATGTTGGCTAATAATTCGATTTATCAAAATTTCATTATCACCAACATTAACCTTTAGCTCTTCCAATTCGGAAACAACAATAGGATAAAGACGAATCATACGACTAATAGTGTCTTCCCGCACAACACGGGGCATATAAACATCTTGGTCAAATTCAACACTATTACGTCGTCTTTCAGCAACAATACGATCCTTACGCCTAAAAAAGGCATCTTGATCTTTCTTGCGCTGAACATATTCCTCACGCCTACTACGATTCTGTCTCAAATCAACAATCAAATTACCAGTATTAGACAACTGAATCTTTTTAGCGCGCGGAACTACTGCAGGAGTATCATCATCATTAACAATGACTCTACTCTTACGAGAATGAACAATTTCGCGAGGAGCTTTACGTTCCTTACGAGATTGTTTCTTCTCCACGCCATGTAATGCACGTATATCAGCATCACATTGTTTTCGAAGATCTGCAACATCACGATTAAACTTTTTCTTAATAGCATTCTTCGATTTCTGATTAACATCAGGTGAAATCATAGCATCACCCTGAGTATAATCTTTTCCTCTCTTACCAATAATAGAAGAAAGAGCAGCTTTACGCTCCATTTCAACTATATCAATAAGATCAGAATATTTCCTTACAATATCCATCTCAGCACTCTTACTTTCGAACCGACTTACAAAATCTTTCAAATTAAAGTTCGCTATCCGTTGGATGACCCCAAGAACCGGATCAGTCTCTTGGGCAATATGAAATTTAGATGTTATCACTAACATCAATACTTTTATTTATAGTGGCGTAATCTCCTAAGAGGAGACTCCACTTTGACTTTACACAACAATTATCACAGAAGTTTTCTTCTTCTGACGATATATCTAGTGCAAAGCACAACGTAAAATACTACGATTAGCGTAAATAATATTCTACTACATAAAAACGCACACAAAACGTGCGTGTCCTTGGGGGATGATTCGCTACAATCATCCTTAAACGGGCACAGAAACAGCGGGCATAGCTTAAATGTCAAACTACACACGGTCCCAATAAACTCCGTAAATTTCAACTTAATACCTAAAATCCTTATCATGTCAATAAGACTCGTTAAAATTAGACCGAGCGTATAGTAACGCTTCCGGGATTAACGTGAAATATCGAGGTCTTCACGAAAATAGGCAAAAAATCAAAATAAAATGAACCTGTTAAAAAACATGAAAAACTCATACGGAGAATATAGAACACATGGTACTGTCAAGTACC